CACTCCGAAGGGTATTGCGCAAAAAACATTAACAATTCACACATATTTAGGAATAAAAGGGGAAGAGACATGGATTGACAATTTCGGCGAAGGAGCGAATGTGGCCGCAGAAATAGCAATGGCCGGCCGAGTGCGTGTCAACGCGATCAACGTTGGTAAACGAATAGAAAAACCGAATTTTTTCATGGGCGCAAAGAAGATTGATTTGGGGGCCGAGCCGGAGTTGGAATACACTGATGTTCGCGCCATGGCTTACTGGAAGCTCAAGAATTGGTTACAGTCAGGCGGTTTGCTTGTTGGCGCGCTTGATGAGTGGCGTCAATTACTTACTATTCGATATTGTCGCGATGGACAAGGAAGAATTAAAATAATGAGCAAGGAAATAATGAGGCGGAACGGGGTAGATAGTCCGGACAAGGCGGACGCGCTTATGCTCACATTCATTGACGAGGATGTTGCGCCTGAGCAAATATGTGGAGCGAAAGAAATTGGTATGAGGCATGAGGAAAATAACATTAACCAAAGCGACCGGATGAGATAATTATGGATGAGAAAAAAGAGAGCGTAGTATTAGAGAGTGTATTCGACCGAATCCGCCGGTATGAGCGCGACTTTGAGTTTGCCTCGCCGGAGATTGCGCCCGGCTACACGTTTAATCAGAAGTCCACGATTGACCGAATCAACTTGTATTATGCTTCAANGTTTGAGAGTGGCAATTCGGACAAGATTGGCGCGAAGTATTTTAGTAATATCGTTAAGCCAAAAGTGAAGAACGCGGCGAAGAACATTGACTTTGACACTAAGGATATAATGGTTCGATCGAAGAAGTCAGACGCTCGGCGCAAGGCGTGGTTATTGAGGCGCGATTTACGTGAATGGATAAGAGGGCGCGGGGTCGGCAAGGATATCAATGAGTCCGCAATTCGACTTTGCAAGTATGGCTCAATCGCGGCGATTAAGCGTGGCAACGGCAAGATGTATGAGTTTGTAGATTTCAGAAATTTTATAAACGATCCCACGGCAAAAGAGTTGCGGTATTCGTGGAAGGTGATGTATCACTACTACACCCCGAACGAACTGCGAGAGATGGCTTGGGACAAGGCGCAGATAGAGAAAGCTATTCGCAGTTTTGCCTTTAAGCACAAAGAAAATTTCGTTGATGCTTCAAGGGCGGAGGTTCAGCAGGGTGACGCTATCTATATTCGCGTTGTGGCTCTGTATGACAACGTGCCTGAATCGTGGCTGGTTGAGGGAGGTGACGAAGAATCAATCAAGCGCGCTCAATTCGTAGTGGTCATGCCGGAGTCGGTCGGTGGGACAGCGGGTGAAGACACAAAGGCGATGTATAAGGACGGCCTGATATTGCACAAGAACGAAATACCGGCCGACGACTCCGAGAAGTGCGAGAATAATGACTTATTTCGTGAATGTCACTATGACCGAGAGGATGGCCGGTGGCTGGGGGTGGGAGTGGTGGAAGATAACTTTGAGGCGCAAGTGATGAAGAACAGTCAGATGAATTACTTGCTCTTGGGGATTAAGCTCGCGAACCTTGTATTGCTGGCCACGGACGACAAGACAATCGCGCAGAACATTTTGACTGACGTGATCAATGGCGACATTATCCGATTGCGCGGCACAATGCAGAGGATTGACACCACGGTCAGGGATTTAGCCTCGAACAATGTTTTGTCGCAAGAGATTGAAAAAATATCGAACCAATTATCGAATGCGTTTGAGGTGACGACTGGCGAGCGATTGCCGTCCGGAACGCCGATGGGTTTGGGGCAGATGTTGCTCGGTGAGGCCATGAAGTATTTTAATATCATTCGTCAGAACTTCGGGATATTTTGGGAAGAATTATTTAATGATTGGATTTTGCCGGAGGCGATTAAGGCCTTGAACAAAAAACACGTTTTAGAGATCACAAGTAAGGAGGAAGTGGAGTGGCTATTTGAGGAGTATAAAAACGGCGTGATTTGGGGCGCGGTAAAGGATATGGTGCTAGGTAAGGGTGAATTACCGGCGAATGGTGACATTGAATTGGCGGTGCAATTCTTAAAGCAGAGATTTGAGGGTAACGAGAGTATTTATCTTGATATTCCGGATGGCGCGTATACGGACATCAAGGATGATTTTGAGGTCGTTATTTCGGACGAATCGTTGGATAAGAGAGAGCGTATGATTACACTTGGCAATATTTTGCAAATGCTTGGCGCGAATCCTGAATTGACGCAGGTTCCGGCGTTCCAGCAGATGCTCGACTTGTCGGGTTATGGTGAGATTGATGTATCCATACCGAAGATATCGCCAACGATTGAGATGGGCGCGCAGGCGCCGGCCATGCCGGCAGGCGGACAAACCCCACAACCAAAAATGACGCAATAATATGGCAAGCGAACAAGAGAAAAAAATAACAGAGGACGAAGCGATTTCGGCGATTATTTCTTCGACTGGCTGGATATACATTGAGCGCAAGATAATGATATACTTCCACGAGGCGGCGAATAAGATTGACGAGAGTAGGCCATTGGTTGAAATTGGTGCAGAGCAAATCGCGATTAAGAGATTCAAGGATGCGTTTGAAAGATTTTTAATCGATAGCCGATTCACGCAGAAACGATTGGTTGCCAGTGAGGGCGATCCTTATAGGTGAACCTTAACAAACAAGATAAGCGACAACTTGCGAGGTATTCTCGAGAATCCCGCAGGGTGATTAGTGTCGCTTCTTTTCACTCTGCAACGGATTCTCGTGACCACCTCGCAAGGGGTGGTCTTTATTTTAAGCGACAAGGCGGAATAAACCGCTTGTGGCGACACGCGCAAAAAATACAAAGAGATAAAACTCTAAAAAATAACATCGAGGAATAAACCTCAAAAAAAATACTATGGACACAGAGAACAACCAGCAATTCAGCGAAGATGAGCTCAACAAAGATAGCGCGATAGAATTATCTGACGATGAGCTTGCACTCTTGGATGACACAACGAGAGAGAAANTCGCTAATTTGCGGAAAGAGCCATTTATCAAAAAGCATTTCCGAGAAAAATATCANGCAACGACCAAGGAGTTTGAAGAATACAAGAAGAAAAACCCCGAGGTGAAGCCTGATGACAAAAAGCCGGACAAGAAAGAAGCCGAGGACATTGCAGACAGGCGACTAACCGCAATCGAGCTTAGGCAGGTCAATTCATCGCTTGACGATGAAGATATAAATAAGCTAATGGCGATTGCCAAAGCCGAGGGCAAGACGGCGCGCGAGGTGCTAAATGATGAATACTTCCAACTTTATCTCACCAAGAAAAAGGAAAAGAAAGAGGCGACTGATTCCATCCCGGGTTCTTCCTCACGGATGGGTCAAGGAACAAACAGCAAATTCGAGGCGGCAGAGAAAGACACGACCTTGATTCAGTCTTTCGACGAGAAAACGCTATCTGAATTTGTGAAGTGGCAAGCGGGAAGAAAATAATTTATTAGTTTATCTTTTTGTATGGCTAACAACTTAACTGCTCTCAACAAGGCGGTTTGGGCGCGCCAAATGCAAATCGAGCTGGAAAAGTCGCTCGTGGCATTGCAGATTTGCGCCAAATCGGCTGAATCTTTGGAGGGTGTTGATACAATCAACAAGCCTTATCGTTCAAGACACTTGATGCAGACCTATACTCCGGGCACTGATTTCTCGGTGCAGGCATTGACCGGCACCAACGAGCAACTTTCAATCAATCAGAAGAAAGTCGTTCCGGCTTATATTGACGCGATTGAAAAGATGCAATCGGCATATCCTTTCATGCAAGAATACGGCAACGATTTCTCGGAAGATTTACGCCGAGGGATTGACGCCGCTATTTTGTCCGACTATGACCAAGCGACATCGATGGTTTCTGCTTCCGATTTCGGTGGCACTTCCGGCGTGAAGATCGCCGTCAGTCCGTCCAATGTTAATCGCCTTTTTTCTGTTGCCGGCAAGAAATTGACAAACTTGCATGTGGCGCAGTCCAATCGGTTTGCTTGCATTTCCCCGCTCGTTTTGGAATCGTTGCAGGTCTATACCGGTGGAACCAGCTCTCCGCTCGGCGACAAGGTGCTGGATAACGGCTTTATTGGTTCTAGATTTGGGTTCGATCTTTATGTGTCCAGCAATTTGACGTTTACGGCTCGTTGGACGCCGGCCAACAATCCGGGCGACACCCAAACTATCATAATTGCCGGAGTCACGTTCACCTTTGTTGCCGCGATTGGAGCTACGGCTGGCAATGTGTTGATTGGTGCTGACACGGCGGCCACATTGACTAACTTGGTGGCATTGCTGACTACGCCTGGCACGACAACCTCGACCGGAGTTGCGTTATCGCTTGCCAGTCAAGTGGCAATCGAAGGACTTGTGCCGACCAATGGAACGACTTATTTGGGCATTGAACACGTTGGCGGTGGCGAGGTGTCAGTGACTACTTCTGACGCCAATGATCCATGGTCGTTGCAAATCGTTCATAACTTGTTCGGAAAGAAAGGCGCGACTGAACTTGCCTTGCAATCCGCCCCGAAACTTGGCTTCAATCAAGAGCCGAAAGCCGTTGAGGGTTCAGGTAACTTGCANGCGTGGACTGTTTACGGCTACAAGACATGGCTAAGAAACAAAGATTTGCTCGTAGACGTTCGCGTTGATGCCGCTTAATAGTTAATTTCTTAAAGTCATGGGCGGGGACAATCACGTTCCCGCCCTGACGGAAAAGTCATATGTCACAATACAACACTAAAGACATTGGCTTCGATGAACGGAGTTTGATTACGGCCGATATTTTAACGGGGGTTGATGCCTCGCAGGCCGTGACCATTAACGCCAAGCGCGGACGCGTAACCTCGTCTACGACCACATTGGCGGCCGACACAGTCGAAACCATTACAGTTACTTGCGCTTATTCCGAGACCACATCAACCATTATCGCTAATGTGCGTGGTGGTGGAGCGGCGGCAGGTGCTTTGTCTGTAAACGCTAATCCGTCTGCGGCCAATGGTTCTTTCACTTTAAGTGTTAGAAACAATACTTCGGCCACAGCCGCTGACGCGGCGTATGTTGTTGATTTTGTTATCATCAACGACAACGCTTAATTTAATTTTTGTATGTTTAATGAAAACGAAATAGCAAAAGCAGTAGTTCCGGCCGATCAAGGCAGATTATTGTTCGAGCGTCGAGCTGGTATACGCGATTGGGACACCGGTAAAATCATGCCGCAATTCGTTGGTAAGGTGCCGATGATTGTCGGTTTTGATGAGGTTGTCAAGGAAAAAGAGCCGGTTGCGGACGCGCCGGTAAAGGACGTCGACTCCGACGCGCCGGTTGGCGCGGCGGACGAGCCCGTCAAACGCGGGCGGAAAGCAAAGTAAAGTATGCAGGAATACACAATAGCGATTGATGGTCACCTAATCTCAGTGACCGCTACGGCGACCGCGCTAACCGCGTTGATTGATGCCGCGGCAGGCGCAGCTCAAGGTCTACCATCCAGCTTGGATGAGCTTATAATTCAGCCGGAGGATGGCGATATTCGCTTTACGGCGGACGGCTCGATTCCGACCACGGCACTCGGTGAATTGGTAATGCAGAACGAGAAAAAGACGATTGTCGGCATTTCCCCGAAAAATATAAATCTTATCAGGGTTGGCGGGTCAGATGTGTCATGCAACGTGCGCGTTGGGTGGCGACACAATCCCGCGCTTGGCTCTGCTTAGTGGTTTAGTTCCGGCCAAAATGGACTTTTAGCCGGAGCCAAATTTTTAAGCATATAAAGGATAAATTTAATTTAGAGAGTATGAAAAAGTTTAAGATTGTCGTGTTGTCCTTGCTGATCGCCATAAGTATTGGCATGATTGCGACAACACCAGCCAGCGCGGACAGCTCTGGTTTTATTCAGTTTTTAAAGCGATCGGGGGTGAATATAAACTTTCTTAATCCAATGTGGGAGTTTGGTTCCGCTTCGGTAAGAATAACAAAGGCTTGGTTGCAAGATTTAGATGTCGCCGGAGTTTTGACTTTGGGTGGAACTGTTGATAGTGGTGGCCTGGATATGCACGGGAGCGACATTAAAAATCTTGGTAAACTTTACGGCTACGCGGTCGGAAATGGTTTTGTCGGGGTTGGTGAAACGGTTGTTTCCACGCATTCGCTATCAGACACTAATGATTTAGTGGTTGCCGGCGATTTGGAAATTCAAGGTTTTGGCCATAATGACGGCGGTTTGATTTCATCGGCCAACATACACCTAAACGATGATGTATCGTTGTCGTTTGGTGATGCGTTTGGTTCCCCAACAGCTCGCGTTCTATGGGAAACAGCGGACGCGAACGCTAATGTTTTATTGGCGGCGTTGCCTGTTGGCAGTGGCGGCGTTGACCAGCCCGGCTTTATTGTTGGCGATACGACCGCGCTAAATAAGGACTTGGGGTTATTTGATGGTGTCACATTTCGCAATCCGTTCGTTTCGGCCTTGAGCGTAGACGCGACTAAGGGTGTTTATATCATGCATAACGGGACAAATGGGATATTAGGCACGACCAGCGGAAGCATAAGCATTCCGCATAACATTGTGGCCTCAGGGACGATTACGGGAATAACGACGGCAATTACAGGCACAAAGGACAACGGATTGGTGATCTCGGTGCCTGATGAAGGCGCGGATGACGCGGACGGCGTTGGAATTATAGTTAGAGCAGATGACGGCGGAACGGGTGGTAGCGGCAATCATATTGGCGGTGACGTTGCTTTGGATGTTGGGGCGGGAGCAGGCTTAGGTGAGTCTGGAATGGTTAAGCTTCAAAATGGAGCAACTGACTGGGGGTATATCAAGCAAAGTGGCGCATCCTCTAAAACGCCAGCGATACTCGGCACAGACGTTGACGGAGCGTCAGCGGTTGGTATTATATTGGGTTCGGTTCAAAACTTCACGACATCCGGTTCAAAATTGGTGTCGTTCAGGTCAAACTATTTCGGGGGGCCGAGTGGAATAGAAAAATCTTATATCGGACTTAATGGTGGTCTTTGGGGAACGATAGGCAATCAGCTTGGTATCAGACAAACAGACCAATTCGCGGGAGGATTGTCTGGTGTCGGGTTATTGATTCAAGCGGACGCGGCTGGGACTGGTGGCACCGGTCATAATAGAGGTGGTCATATTTGGTTGGCAGGCGGGGAGGAGGGCGGCACTATGGCAAGCGATGGTTATGTCGCTATCGCGCCAGTAAACACTTACGCCACGAATTACGATTCGACAATGACACCCTATTCGTTGTGGGTATATGGTTATTCGGAATTTAACAATTCGGCGAGATTTAATTCTTCGGCTATATTTGCTTCAGGGTTTACTTCGACAAGCATAAGCACGCCGACAATAACTGGTTCNTTNGGTTCTTTCGGCGGAGGTTATAANACAAAATCGGGTGTCACAGTGNCAACGGCAGANGCGACAATTACGGACATTGACACAATCGCAGTGGCCGAAAAAGATGTTTGGATGGTTATAACTGACATTGTTGCGACAAAAACTGACGGCACGGACAGGGCAGTATATCAATTAGAGGGGTTGTTCTATCGCAATACAGGTGGAAATGTCACTCAACAAGGCGCGACAATCGTATTGGGCAATATTGAGTCGGATATAACGTGGAATGCCGATTTGGTTGCCGACACGGCCAATCAAACTGTCGATGTTCAGGTGACGGGCAAAGCGGCGACCGCTATTCGCTGGAAAGCACAAACACGCTACCAAAGAGTGACTTTGCCGTAATAAAAAAAGTGATTTAATTATTTAACATAGCGACTTATGTCTTTGACAAAGAAAATTGTCATCATTATCGCGGCCTCATTCGCGGGAATAATGTTGGTATTTACCACATATAGCACGATTAACGGGTATATCGAAAAATTTGCGCAGAATAAAATGCAACTTGGGCGCGAAGACGCAATTAAGATTATGAATGAGAGTATTCTCAACGAACTAGACGTGAATGGCAGTTTGGCGTTGCAGGTGAAGAATGGGGAAGGCAAGTTTGAGCGGATAATCCTGCGACCGGATGAGCCGGTAAAAATTAAGCCATTAGTCATTCCGCCGCCGATAACCAAAGACCAAAATGTTGAACAATCAGGAGCAGATAATTAAAACATTTCTTTATCTTGGCTCTTTCGCGCGCGATCGTTTTAACCATGTCGATTGATTTAATCGAGCCGAGACCGCAAAGGCGAATGTTCAGAAATCAAGTTAGCGCGTTATCAATCGTAAGATTATATTATGAACAAGGCAAAATTGATTATTCCAGTTGTGGGTATAGCATTGACGGCGCTGGGGATTTACGGCGTAGTCTCAAAAAATAACGACACGGCAAACGATGTCGACGTTCTTGATATGATGCTTGTCGGCGGTTCGGACAATCCGGAACCAGAAACGCCTCCGATTATTGTTGAAAAAATAGTAGAAGTTGAAGAGGTGGTGGATAAAGAAAAGCAGTTGCTAGCGGAAGATTTTTTTAATCGCGACTATTTCACTATCGGCGAGGTTGACTCGGTTGTAGACGTGTTGAATTACGAATTGAAGAAATCGGGGAAATTGAATTTGAGTAACATTTTCGGCAAAAAGGATTTAATAAAAAAACTTTTAATTAAACTGGAAGAGCGGCCGGTCGTTGAAGACAATATTTCTATTTCGGACGTCGAATACAGCAAGGATGATTATCTCTTTGTGCGTTCGGCGTTTTTTAATAAATTAAAGAAGTGATTTATGGAAACAAAAGCATGGTATCTTTCGACGACTTTACAGGGAAGCATTGTGACGATGATCGGCCTTATTCTCTCGTGGGTGAAGTTTGACGGCGTTACCACTGAGGATGTTTCGACTGTCGTAGCCGCGATATTTACGGTGACCGGCGTAGTTTATACAATCATTGGCAGAATAAAGACTAAGGGCGAAACGTTGACCATAAAATAATATGCCAAACGGCAGTATCGAATTTAAACTTGGGGAATTGGAGCAGTTTAAGACTGACGTTTTGAGCCGCTTTGATAAGATTGAAGAGAAGATAGATGGTCTTTCCGCGTGGCGGTGGAAGGCGACGGGCATGGCGGCCGGTGTAGGCGGGGTGGTTGGCTTCATAGCTGATAAGATTTTCAAATAGGGGGTGAAATCATGGAAGCGATTTTGTTCTTTGTCGGGATTGTCGAGATGTTCGTAATCGCCGCGTGGACGAAATCGGTTCAAGGGGGTAAGTTGATGCGCGGCGGAGTTCTTTCGTTCATTAACATTTCAATTTGGTATTTCGTATTAAGAGTTGTAATTGAGGACATTGACCGCTGGCAGATGTTTCTTGTTTATGCGTTTGGATGTTCGATTGGAACAATGCTCAATATCTACGTGTCGAAAAGGAGGCAGAGATGAAAAAGATGAATGTGCGGTGGACTTGGTGTCCGAAGTGCGGCAGGTGGCGCGACATGCTCATTATTGGGCGTAAAATGTATCGGCCACACGGCAATTTGGTGTGGGAGGTTGACTTGGTTTGTTCCGACTGTGGGTTCAGGATGTGGGTGCCGTGCGAACCGCCGAACAGGGGGAAGAAAGATGAAAAGAACAAACCTGCTTGACGTGAGGTTGGAGCCGAACAAGGACGACAGGGCGCAAGTAATGTGCATCGGGGACGTTCATTTCGGGGCGGCAAACTGTGATGTCGAATTGTTCAAAAAGAATATCGCGAGTTGCGTTGAGCGTAAAATATACGTTCTCGCTATGGGTGACATGATTGACGTTGCGCTAATTGGCTCGGTGAGCGATGTATACGAGCAAAAAGCAACACCTGACGAGCAGATTTATGTAATGGTTGATATGTTGAAACCGCTGGCCGACGCTGGATTGCTTCTTGGAATTATACAAGGCAACCATGAAAAGAGGATTGTTAAGACAACCTCAATCAATGTGACTGTTCTGATGGCGAAGATGTTGAACACTCGATATTTTGGCCATTCTTGTTTCTTGAATTTCCGTGTCGGAAAAGAGGTTTATTGCTGTTACGCGACACATGGGTCATCGGGCGCGCGGTTAAGTTATTCTAAAATCAAGGCTGCGCTCGATGTTTTCAGATATGTATCGGCAGAGATAATTTGCTACGGACACCTGCACGGCTACGATCATATGACACAACTGTTTCATGGTGTTGACCGCAAGAACAAGACGATTAAAGAAGCCACGCGCCATGCGATTCTGACCGGTTCGTATTTGCGGTATCGGGATTCGTATGCGGAGGAAAAAAACTTGCCTCCCGTTCAAATGGGCAGTCCGCTGATTTCGCTCTACGGCGATCAGCACTGCATCCACGTATCGCTATGAAGCGCATAAACGTGCGGTGTGGTTGTGGGGTGGTGGTCAAGAGGTTCGAGGTTGACGACGGAAATACCAAGATTGAAGTTATTGACCGATGTGGCGAGTGTGAGCATTGCGGTTTGACCGGAGAATACTCGCTCTCACCCAACTGGAAATGGGGTGAGACATGGAAAAGGAGGCCAAAAAATGAGAAGAAAAGTTGAGCGGTTTCCTTGTCCGAAATGTGGGATGGTGACAAGACACAGGGTTATCGGTTGCTGTCGCAGGCCGGACGGGATGTGCCGGATAGCGGCGCAATGTCAATCGTGCGGATATGGGCGCGAACATTTGGCCACAACCAAGTTTCGCGCGTGCCTGAAAGAGGGAAATTGCTAAAAGGTTTGGCGGATTTCCTTAACAAAAAAATCCGCCGTAACAAAAACAGTATGAATTTTTTTCAAAAAACCTTATCGTTTTTAAAAAGAAAGGACGGCACAGGTTATGTTGAGGATAAGCAAGATTTGCGCGATTTGAATTTCGGGGAATTGATACCCGAATATCCGAGTATAAGCGCGTGGCAGAAACTTTTGGAGTCTTTGCCAAATGATTTCAGATTGCCGTATGATAAAAAATGGCTTTATAATCAGGGTAGCACAAGTGCGTGCGTATTTCATTCGGCGGTCGGTATTTTAAATTTTATTTATAAGTTCAAATTAAGTCCTCGATATTTATCAAAGTTCGGATTTCAAATCAGCAATCTCGGCTGGGGGGCGTATATGAGGGACGGGGTTAAGGCAATCGACAAATTTGGCAGTGTGTTGTATGACGAAGTGCCAAATGACAGCAAAAATATCACAAGCGACAAGGAGTATCGTTCCTTAATCAGCTCGGTGGCATTAGAGAGTGAGGCGTTAGAGCGAACAAAATGGTTATATGTCCGTATTGATAATCGTTATGGGCAAGAGGGTGATTTTGATTGCGCTCGACTATTTCTTTTTCAGGAGCAAATGCCCTGCGTGGTTGGTGTGAGTTGGTATTCAGGATGGGCGAATACGCCGGATGAGGGAAAGATTGAAATGGCGCGCGGAAGTCAATGGTGGGGACACGCCATGCTTTGTATCGGGTGGGATGGCGATTACTTTATTTTGGTTGACAGCGCGGCGCGGATTGTAAAGTTGCACAAGCGAAATGTCACATTTGATATTTGGGGTGTTCTGGGAAAAGACAGCATAGAGCGATACCACATTGAGCTTCGGAGGCCGCGCGACAATAGAAACTCCGATTTGGAACAGGTGGCCGCGAGAAAAATAAAGGACATCGTTGATAATAATTTCGCATCGCATGATCCCGCGCGCGCATTATCAACAAGGTTTTGGTTCACATTGATTGACGCGTATGTTTACGAGGGCTATACACTGACGGATTTAGCGAACTGGCTGACGCATTACAAGCGCGCGAATACGTCATTGTTCGACTTAACCAAGCCTAGATATTTAACCTTATCTTAATATGCTAAAAATGAAAGTGTTTAATCCCGACAAGCAGNCGTTTCCGATTGTGGATGAAGAAACCGGTCGGATTAAGGCATACGCGCCAAATAAGGCGGGTGGCCTGAAATACATCGACGAGGAAAATGCCAAGTTCCAAGAGCGAGTGGTGGTTGGCAAGATAATGGCCGCGCATGTCAAGGCGAATAAAAAATTAAAGAAATAATAATATGGCTCAAATAGGTTCTGCCGGAAGCGTAATGCCAAGCGATTTGCTTGGGNTGTGCCGGTTCTTGACCAACACGCTTGATAACACGTCCGCCTTTACGGACGCGCAGATTACGGCGTTGCTCAATCTCGAATACGATGAATTGCAAACCTTTATTTTGTCCGCCGTTTTGAACGACTGGAAGGAAAACACGGTGCAGGGCAATGGCGTTGGTCTTATCAATCTTGTGGCTGGCACAAACGCTTATGCCTTCCCTGCTGGCATGATTACGCTTGACCGGATAGAAATTAACTACACGGGGAATACGAATGAATACGCGGTCGCGAATGTTTACAAGGTGGCATCGATTGATGAGGCGTTGTCGAATACTACAAACAATCAAGCCATTAAAGGAACAAAAACCAGTCCGATTGCCTATGTTCGTGATGGGTATATTTATCTTGACCCGATTCCCGATGTTGCCGTCACGTCCGGCTTAAAGATTTGGGCGACACTCCGAAAGACCGATTTGGTTATTGGCGGAAGCGGCGATCAGCTCACGCCGGTATTTGACCAAGCGTTTCACGAGATTTTGGCGTATGGCGCGTCGATAAGATATTTAGAGGCCAANGACGAAGCGAGCAAGGCGCGCTCTCTTATTCAGCACCAACTTTCCAAGAAGCAGTCGATGGTTGACTTTTATTCAATCAGAGAACAAAGCACGCGCGTAGGGTTTCGACCTTTCGAGCGGTCAATGAAATAATATGGCAAATCCGTGGCAAATTACAATTAAACAGCCGATAGTAGGGTTCGGGCCGGCGTGGTGGGAGGCGACTTACCCGTCTTATGGCGAGAAAAATCAGGTCGGCNATATGCAGAATATCAGCCTGCTTGANCCGTCCGTGATCACGCAGGGGCCGGGATTGGCGACTTTGATCAAGGGGACTGAGGCCGACTCGGTGACTACGCTCATCAAGCATATTTCGCCGATTCCGTTGACGGCCAACGCCACTTACGGCGTTGGTGGCGCGGTTCTGTATAAGATTTCTGATACAGAGGTGATTGGAGAGGCCGGTCCGCCGCTTTGGCCACACCCGATTGATAAGGGCGGGGTCACCGGCGAGGATGGAGAGAGCGTATGTTTGCAAGGCTCAAACGTATTTTACTTTTATAATCACTCCGGTTCGGCCGGCGATATTGGGAAGTTTAATGGCTCTATATTCGATGATGATTGGGGGTCGACTGTTCCCGCCTCCGGCGCCGCGGCCTTGAATAACGCGCCTCACCCGTCAGTGCTTGGCGGTGACGGCATTGTTTATTTCGGCAATGGCGCGGCGGTGGGCTATTACGATCCAGTTACCGACACTTTATCTACGGAAGAGCTTGATTTGCCGACCGGTTCGCAAGTGGTTGATATTCGCTGGCACAATAGCGTTTTGTATATTGCGGTCAATTATCCGAACCTGACCGGCTCAAACGCAAACGTGGGACTGGTCTATGTATGGGACACTGTGTCTAGCTCGTGGCTGGATGCCCCAAATCCGCGTATTATTGGCACGCTGGGCGCGTTATACGTCAAAGATGGGGTTATATTCGTTTGGTATCAGGATTTGAGCTCTACGGGCGGTTTTAAGCTTGGGTATTTGAACGGAAATAGATTTGAGGAATTGGCAAGCTATACCGGCTCTTTACCGAATTTCGGGCAGGTTGGCGAGTATAAGAATATGCTGGCGTGGGTGTCGATTGGCGAGATTTGGGTATTTGGCGCGCCGAGCAAGGGAATACCGGCCACTCTTTGTCAGTTGGCGGACGGCGGATTTACCACTGTTGGAGCTTTTGCCGTGCCGTTTGGCACGCCAATAGTAGCCTCGACACAGGCGACTTCTTACAAGTTGGCCAAGTTTTCGGGATATGATACCGCGGCCAATCTTTATACCTTGATGTTCGATTGCGCGATGTCGAAAATTGACAAGGTGACAGTGTTTTTTGAGACATTGGCCACCGGCGCGCGTTGTGATTTAACGATAAGATATAATCGCGGGGCAAGCACTTTGTCGCTAGCGCGCGCCTGCGAGGTTTTAGTGGGCGCGATAACGGCGGATAACGTCACGGAAACATTTACCAAGACCTCTCATGGTTTAGTCAATGGCGAACGCGTAGTCATTCA